TTATCATTGTTTCTTGTTATCTTTAATTTAAGATGGTCTTTTAATGCATCAATTTTAACATGAAGTATTTTATCTAAGTGTGGATTAATACCATACATAGGTAAATCATTTAGTGCTGAGATAATTCTGCGAAAACCTCTTGCTCTTTTTTCTAATTGTGTTATCTGTGATTCTTTAGTCATAGTCTCTCTCCAATATCATTTCTAAATAGTGAATTGCTTTTTCTATATCTTTTTGTTTTCCTTTTTTAGAGTGTCTACAAATATATTTAATTGCATTACCCTCTGCAAATAATAATTGATTTTCATTTATAAATTGAGCAGGTTGAATCTTCATACCTTTGTAGTGGTCTCCATCAATTTGCTTATCTAAGCTATCATAAGCAACACCTTTAAACATTTCTTTACTTGGCATTATAATATATTATCCATTCTTCTTAATTGTTTTTCTGTTGGTTGTAACATAGCATTTAAATCATCAATTGTCAACTCTGGATTTCGTTTTAATTTTTTTACTATCCATTTATAAGACCAGGGTTGTAGTCTAAATTGTTCTTGTCTATCATAATAATGAGTTTGATTAGGAATAAAATCAAATACATTTTTATAATTAATCTTACTAGCTTCTTGTTTAGATAACAAAGACTGTAGCCATTCAACAAGAATATGCTTTGCTTTTCTTCTTATAGGTTTCATTTTTTTACTGTTCATTACTTTACTTCTATAAAATTTGTTTCTCTATCAAAGTATTTATATTCAACAGTTACAGGTTTAAATTCATCTAAGCAATCTATAACATCAGACTTTTTAAATTCTTTGCATGAGTAAACATCTAACTGAATTAAAGCAGGGTTCTTTTCATCCCATGTATGAATACTAATATGTGAAGTATCTATAATAGCAACACCACTTAATCCTTTATTTCCTTTTTTAGAAACTCTAGATGAATATGGACCTGCAAGTATATTCATATTTATTTTATTAATTAATTTTTTCATCCAACTAATTGTTTGTTCTTCATCCTTTGGAGGATTCTGTACTTCAGCTTTAATTAGCAGATGTTTGTGTACTAGTTCTTTTTCCATGATTTTTTAATTGTTCCTTATATTGATTTGTAATTTCATCTACATTAGGTTGTTTAACAACTTCAGCTAACATAACATTCTTATTAGAATATTTAAATACTCTTAAACCTTTACCACTATTAGCATCAGCATGACACTCCCATTTATGAGGACAAAACATACATCCAGTAGCTAAAGTTTTATTACCATTCTTTTCTGTTTTATAATCATAACATTTTTCTGGAGGAGTATCTTGTTCTAAAGCAATATTTAAATTTTTAATTAAAGATTTAACATTTGGTTTAGCCATATCATCTGGTTTGTAAAAACATATATCACCACTTGATTTATCAACTACAAGAAAACCTCCTGCTTTTGTATCACATCCTTCTTCATATGCTGCTAATTGTGCATGATAACCAAAAGGGTCATCACCTACTATCTCACCTGATTGAAACTTTTTAAAACTAAAAGGTGAAGCTGATTTAACATCACATACTTCTCCATCAATAATACTATCTATATGTCCTGATACTCCTGACACTTCAACTTTTCTTTGTTGGTCTTTGATTGTATGTCCTGCTAACTCTGCTAAATATAAAACTAAATGTTCAATAATATGTCCATATAAAAATTTTAAATTTAATCCTGTGTCTTCATCTTTTCTATCTTTAGGACTATGTTTATCATACCATAGTTGTCTTGCAGGTTTACCAATAGAAGACATTCTAAGTTTGCCTTCATACTTTTCTGCTTTTACTTGAGAAGTATTCCAAGCTAGAATAGCTTCTTTAATATTATTAAGAAAAACATTTAAGTTTTCCTCTGTCATGTTGGCAGGTTTACCAGTAGATATATCAGAAATCAATTGCTTGATGTCTGTTGCTATAGTACTAATGTGTTTCTGACCAGTTGTTTCCAATTTTATATTCTCCATTTAAAGGACACCTTACATTTAATTGTTTACCTGCATCTATAATTGATTGTACTGCTAACCTTCCAAACTCTTCGGCTCTACTTTCTTCAACCTCGTATTGAAATTCATCATGTACATTTACAACTGGAAATGCTTTGATTTGTTTTCTTATAACATATTCTTCTAGCAATGTCAACGCATACTTCATAACAATAGCACCTGCTCCTTGTAATAAAGTGTTCAATGCTGCATGAGGATGTCTTATAATTATTTTTCTTTGGTCGAGTCCTCTGACCCATCTACGTTGAGCCACTCGTTCCACTTTTTCTCGTAAGCTTCTAAGACTTGGTGTTGCTCTAAGAAATTTTTCTTTAGTTCTTTCGCCATCTCTTTCCGAACCTCCAATGATACTTCCGATTTTTTTTGAACCTGCTCCATAGATAAATGCGTAGATAAAAGTTTTCGCCTTATCTCTTGATTCCAAACCAGCAGCATTTTGATTTGCTGTGTGTATATCTCCATTAACGACTTCATGTATATAATCCTTATCATTCATGTAGTGTGCTAACATCCTTAACTCAAGACCAGATGCATCCACTCCTACTAGTTTATAATTTTTGTTTACTGTCCATAATGCCCTACATTCTTTACCATATGGAGAGTACACAGCAGGAATTTGAGCCATGTTGGGCGACTGGTGGCTCATTCTTCCAGTTATTGTGCCATTTGTAATGACCTTGCCATGTACTCTGCCATCTTCCTTAATAGCTTCTATCCAAGAATTTACTTGAGCAATTCTTTTTTGTAGCATTAAGTATCTGTTTATTAATTTAGCTTCAGGAATATTATGTATTTCAGATAATACTTTCTCATCAACAATGATATGTCCTTTATCAGTTTTCTTTTTTGGTTTCCATCCAAGCATAACTAATCGTTCAGCAATCTGTTGCCTTGAACCTAAATTAAATTCTTTGTATTTAACTTTAGTGAAAGGAACACCCTTCACATAACCTCTTGATTTATTATTAGTCTTAGGTATAAACTCTTCTTCTATTTTCATTGGAGGAAAAGTTTGTCTTACTTTAGTAGTTAAGTCATTCATATCTTCTTGAAACTTAGCTTGTAATTCATATGCTTCAACAACATTAATTTTAAATCCTTTTTCATGTTGTTTCTGAATTATTTGTGCAACCCTATGTTCCAATTCAATTGATTGACCAAAGTCTTTTGTTTTATTAATCAAAAATTTATAAAGTCTTTCAGTTAGTTCAACATCATTTCTACAATAAGTCAACATATCTTCAGAGAAATAATCAAACTGTTCAAAGTGTATTTTGTTTTGTCCTAACTTAGTACCCCAATTTTTTAGTGAGTGTCCACCTTCTATCATTGGATTAAGTAATCTAGATAAAACTAAAGTGTCAGTTACTTTACAATTTTCAAATACATCATAACCAAATATTGTATTGACTACTGGTATATCAAATCCAATTATATTATGACCTATAACTTCATCAGTTTGTTTTATTAATTCAGCAAACCTATGTAACCTATCTTCTTTAAACTGATAATAAGTATCGCCATGTTTACAAACAATACACCATATCTTATCAGCAGTCATGGTTGTTTCTATATCAAATACAACTTTATTAAAAGTCATCTGACTTTACCTCATTTAATCTACCAGTATCTATATCATATTTTAAATCACAACAAGGACCAGTAATACCAGAGAATCTATTTTTTAATACTCTTATCCTAGTGGTATTACGAACATCAGGGTCATCGTTCTGTGCGTCTCTCTCAAGCCCAATAACCATGTCACTTAGCTGTCCTATACTAGCTGAACCTCTTAATTGTGATAGTGAAGTTGATGCTCCTTCTTCATGACCTTTACCTTCAGGTCTTCTAAGGTGTGATACAACTATCATAGATACCCCTGTCTCTTGAACAAGTGTTCTAAGTCTAGTCATAATTTCATCTAATGCTCTTCTCTCATCACCATGTTGTTGGTCAGATACAATAATACTTATATGGTCAATAACTACATACTTACAATCTAAACCTTTAGCTAAGAACCTAACTCTTGAAACAATATTATCAATAGAGTTAGAACCAAAATGGTCAAACATAAATACTCTACCAGTACCTACTGTTGCAT